TGCCAAAGATTCCAGAATGATTTAAAAAGAAGTGATTTAGTGTTTAAAGAAGATGTAGTTGATAGGGCTATAGACTTTATTGGAACACTAAAACACTTTACTGGCAAATCAAGTGGTAAGAACTTCATACTGGAAGGCTGGCAATAGTTTATAGTGGCTAATATTATTGGCTGGTACTGGAAAGATACAGATACCAGACGATTTACAACTAGCTACATAGAAGTATCTAGGAAAAATGGTAAAACAGCACTGGCTGCTGCATTATGTATTTATTTTCTGATAGCTGATGGTGAAGATGGTGCAGAAGTAGATTTAGCTGCAAATAGTAAAGAATAGGCTAAAATTGCTTTTAACTTCTGTAGCCAATTTTCCAAACAGCTAGACCCAAAATGTAAGTATCTGCAAAGCTATAGGGATTCCATACTAATGAACATCAATAGTTCTAAGCTAAAAGTGTTTGCTGCTGATGATTCTAAACTGGATGGATTTAATGCCAGTTTTGGCTTAGTTGATGAATATCATTCAGCAAAAAATAGTAAAGTACGTGATGTTATAAAATCATCTATGGGTATGCGCGAAAATCCGCATTTATGTACTATTACAACTGCTGGATTTGATAAGACTTTACCCTGCTACCAACTAAGAACAACAGCTATTGAAATACTAAATGGCTTGAAAGTTGATGATGAATTTTTCATAATGATATATAGTTTGGATGCTAAAGATGATTGGTAGGATTCCAACAACTGGATTAAATGCACACCAAACTTAGATGTAACAGTTACTAAGAAATACATTAAATCATAGGTTCAAAGTGCTATTAATAATCCATCTGAAGAAGTTGGTGTAAAAACTAAAACATTAAATTTGTGGTGTGATGCTTCTGATGTCTGGATTCCAGAAGATTATATAGTAAAGAGTTCTAGAGTAGTAGATATTAATGATTTCGCTGATTGTCTTTGTTATTGTGGTGTAGACTTAGCAGCAACTAGTGATTTAACTGCTGTATCATATCTTATTATTAAAGATGGTAGATATTATTGGAAGGTACACTATTATTTACCAGAATCTGCTTTAGTAGAAAAGACCGACAAAGAACTGTATAAATATTGGAAACAATAGGGAGAGCTAACAGTAACAGCTGGCAATGTTACGGATTATGACTACATTACTAATGATATGATAAAATATAGCAATATAGTTAATATCTAGTCTGTTGGCTATGATAAATACAATGCTACCTAGTGGGCAATAGATGCTACTGAAAAAGGTTTGCCATTATAGGAATACAGCCAATCACTAGCTAACTTTAATAAGCCAACTAGAGAAATGGAACGAGTTATTTTATCTGGTAAGGCTGTTATAGATAACAATGAAATAAACAGATTCTGTTTTAGGAATGTAGAGTTAAAACAAGACCATAATGGCAATGTAAAACCAAACAAAGCTATCTTAAAAAAGAAGATTGATGGTGTTATTGCTATGATAGAATCTTTAGGTATGTACCTAGAAGTTCCCAGATATTCAAACGAAATACTAACAATATAATTTTTATGTGGTTTAAAAAGAAAAACAAAGAACAAAGGAGTGCTATATTTGATGCACTTACTTATAACTCTTATGGTGGATATACGCAAGAGAAAGCTATGTTACTATCTACAGTTTATAGATGTGTAGATGTAATTAGTGATTCTATTGCATAGTTACCATTAGAACCATACATTACAGATAAGAATGGATATAAATAGAAGTTTACTTAGCATCCTACATATTGGTTACTTAATAAAGAACCAAACAAAAAGATGTCCAGATATACTTTTATTAAAACTATGATAGTAAGTATGCTACTTAAAGGAAATGCTTATGCTTACATAGAAAGAGATAAATTAGGAAATGCTAAAGCACTTCATTTTATAGATTCCAGTTTGGTTACAATAGCCAATTCAAATAATTTAGCTGATGATAATATCTATTACTTTGTAACTGGTATTAAAGGTGTTGTAGAAGATTGCAATATGATACACTTGCTAAACTTTAGCTATGATGGATTAAATGGTATTAGTACATTACAACACGCTAAACAAACTTTAGGGCTTGCTACAGATTCAGAAGCACACGCTGCTGGATTCTTTAAAGGTGGTGCTAATCTAGCTGGTATATTGAAAGTGGATTCACCACTAACTACCAAACAGAAGACTGATTTAAAAACAAGTTGGCAAACTGCATTTTCACCATCAACTGGTACACCTAATGGTGTTGCAGTATTGGAAGGAAATATGGAATTTTAGCCAATTACAGTAAATCCATCTGATGCACAATTACTAGAAACTAGGGAATTTAATGTTATTGATATATGCCGTTTCTTTGGTGTATCACCAGTTAAAGCATTTGATTTATCTAATTCATCATATTCTACTGTAGAAGCTACTGAATTAGCATTTTTGACTGATACACTAGCACCTTTACTAGAAAAGATAGAATTGGAATTTGAAAGAAAGCTATATAAACCATCTGAAAAACAAAATATAGATGTAAGGTTTGATACTTCTGTTTTACTTAGGGCTGATAAAGTATCTTTGGCTAATTACTATAGTAAACTATTCCAGATTGGTGTTATTAGCCCAAATGAAATAAGACGTAACTTAGATATGCCATCTATTGAAGATGGTGATAAAACATTTGTTTAGGTTAATGTGCAAACACTTGAATTAGCATCAAACTAGACGAAAGAAGAAGTTAATGATAAAACAGATAATTAGGTAGATGTAACTAAACCAGAAGAAGATGATACAGAGGATAACAAAGGATAATGATATTACTATTTAGTTAGGCATAGACCTAACTAATTTAGTAAGTCTAAATATAAAATACTTTACAGATAAAGAATATGCTTTTACAGTAACTAAAGATAATGTAATATCTTATGATGATGGTACTAAGTTTCTATTTATACCATCTACTGAATTACAAAAGATGAATGATGGTTAGTTAGTATCAGAAATTACATATAGTATTAGCAATAGCAATTTTCCAGATGGAACAAATGATAAATCAATAATTCAATTTTTACCACTATGGATATACAGCAAAAAATAATAATACCAGATATAAAATAGATTATAGCTTAGAAAGATGTTGAAACATCTATACCAGTAATTGATTCAGAATTATCAAGTACATCTTCAAATGCTGTTTAGAATAAAGTAATTACAGCAGCATTAAATAATAAAGTAGATAAAGTAGATGGAAAGCAATTATCTACTAATGATTATACTACAGAAGAAAAAACTAAGTTAGACTGTTTAAATAACTATGATGATACATCTGTCAAAGCTAGTATTTCAACAAATGCTACTAATATTACTAATGAAATAACTAGAGCAAAGGCAGCAGAGGAAACTAAGGTAGACAAGGTTGCAGGCAAATCGCTAATCAGTGACACAGAAATCACTAGGTTGGCGAATGTCACATATTATGACGATACTGCAATCAAGGCTAGCGTAGAGAATAAGGTTGACAAGGTAACGGGCAAAGGTCTATCCACAAACGATTTCACAACCGAGTTGCTGACTAAGTTGCAAGGGCTAAGCAACTATGATGATACGGCAGCTATTGCAAGAATATTAGCACTTGAGAATTGGAAGGATGCGCTCACAGGCACGACTGCTGATGATGTGATAAACTCATTCAAAGAGATTGAGGACTTTCTTTCTAGCATCACGGGTGCACAGACATTGACACAGATGTTGGCACAGATGAAGAGCGACATACTCGCATCACTTGCGACTGAAACATCCGAACGGAAGGCGGCAGATACGACCCTGCAATCTAATATCGACAAAAAGGTAGATAAGGTGTCGGGAAAGTCACTTATCAGCGACACGGAGATTACAAGGCTTGCGGGTATTTCCAACTACGATGACAGTACAATTACTGACAACCTTAATAGCGAGATAGCAAGGGCTAACGCTGCGGATACGGCTAATGCAACCGCAATCGCAGCGGAAACGACTCGTGCGGAAGCAGCTGAAAAGGCTAATGCGGATAACATAACGGCATTGCAGACTACGGTTAACAGTGCAAATACAGAAATACTAAATATAATTAATGTAATAGGAGGATAATTATGAGTGACTTAGTAACAAACTTAAACACCCTTACAACCAAGGTGGCAGCTTTGCGAACAAAGGTTAAAGCTAAGGCGGTGGCATCTGATGCTACTGTTGCGGACACGGATACTATATCTGCTATTGTGGATAAGGTAGTTCCATTTTCTAAGGTAAAACTTACTGGTTCGTACACATTTCAGAGCAGTTTGCAAAATTATCTTGACAATTTAGTTACATTCAGCTCATTTCCGAGTAGTGCGGCTAGTTACTTTGCGTATATGCCGCTTACTTATATTAATAAGTTATATACAAGCAATATTACGGTTATGGCGAATATGTTCTATAATTGCACTAATTTACAAAAAATTGAAGAATTAGACATAATAAACTGCAATAATATGTACAATATGTTCAATGGATGCACTAAATTG